ACGGAGCATTAGCAACATTTGATATGGAAGCTGATGCAGCACAAGGCGCTCAAAATATATCGCAAGAAGATCTTGCGTTGCCTTTCTTAAAAATTTTGGGCCAACTATCACCAGAAGTAAACAAGCGTGATGGTAAATATGTCGAGGGTGCAGAACCTGGCAAAATAATAAATACTGTAACTAATGAACTGTACGACACTATACAAGTTGTACCGGCTCATTACAAAAGACAGTACATTGAATGGCAAGACAGAGGTACCAGTACAGGTGCACCTGTTGCAATGCACGATGCAGATAGTGATATTGTAAGTCAGACGACTAGAGGTAAGGATTACAAAGACAGATTACCAAATGGTAATTATCTTGATAATACTGCTAGTCATTTTGTATTGACTCTTGGAGAAAACCCACAAACAGCTTTGATTTCTATGAAGTCTACTCAACTTAAAGTTAGTAGAAAATGGAACTCAATGATGATGGGTATCAAGATGCAAGGTAAAAACGGTTTATTCACACCGCCTACTTATAGCCACATTTATAAACTATCAACCGTTCAGATGTCTAATGACAAAGGAACATGGTTTGGTTGGGATGTAGCTAAAGTTGGTCCTGTAACAGATAAAGCTATATATGATATGGCTAAATCTTTTGCGGAATCAGTAGGTAAAGGTGAAGTACAAGCTAAACACGGTACAGAAGAAACTACAAAAGGATCTTCTAACTACTAACCAGTATCCTAGGTAGTGGGCGTCTAAGCTAGCGTGAAGACGCCCGCTTTTATTTTGTATGATAGAAAGATTTAAAAATATATTTTATGGATTAGACCGTGCACATGGTGTCACTTTAGTTGGTGAATCAAACGGTGACGGCAACAAGATTAAAGGTAAATCGTTTGTTAAACGAGAACCAGTCACAGATGAGTTGTGGCAAAAACATTTAGACGGTGCTGACAGTTTAGGTATTATACCAATTGATGATGATAACAAATGTAAGTGGGGATGTATAGACATTGACTCTTACGCAGAATTTGATCACAAGAAATTAATTAACAAGATAAAACAATTTCAATTACCACTAGTAGTATGTAGATCAAAGTCTGGTGGTGCTCACGTATTTTTATTTACAGAAAATTATGTATCAGCAGGTTTGATGCAAGATAAATTAAATGAGATTAGATCTGTATTAGGTTATGGTGGATCAGAAGTATTTCCTAAACAAAGAGAATTAAAATCAAAAGATGATACAGGAAACTTTTTAAATTTACCATATTTTAATTGTGGTCAAACAACAAGATACGCCTTTATGGAGGATGGCGAAGCTGCTAGTATAGATGTTTTTTTTGAACTCTACGAAAGATATAAACAACAAGACATCAAAACAATAGAAGTTAAAAGACCGGAGACTCCATACTCTGATGGACCACCATGTATTGAACTAATGGCAGAAAATAAAATTGGGGAAGGTGGTAGAAACAATGCACTATTTCATTATGGTGTGTATGCAAAACAAAAATGGCCTGACAATTGGAAATCAAAAGTAATAGTATTTAATGAAACTGCAATGGAACAACCATTGTCAGACACAGAAGTAAATATAATTACAAAACAACACGATAAAAAAGAGTGGGGTTATAAATGTAATGACCAACCTATGTGTAGTTTGTGTGATAAAAAATTATGTAAAAAAAGAAAATTTGGTATAGGTCAAGAACCAGTGTTTCCAAGTCTAACAGATTTACAAGTAGTTAACCTGGAAGAGCCTTACTATTACATGAATGTAGATGGAAATAGATTGTATTTAGATTCAGCAAAACATTTAGCTAATCAAGTTTTATTTCAAGAAGAATGTATTAAACAATTAAGAATAAATCCACCAACAGTAAAAGTTGGTGATTGGAAAAAAGTTACAACTGCATTATTAACTAATGCAGAAATCACAGAACCTGCAGAAGGTACAAGTACAAAAGATATTTTAAATAATTACCTAGAAGATTATTGTGTAAACAGAATACAAAAAGACGACTACGAAGACTTACGTAATGGTGGTACTTATACCAAAGATGGTTTTCATCATTTTGTATTTGATAACTTCTTTAATAATTATTTATCTAGAAAACATTGGAGAGTTCCATATCAAAGAACATCACAGATGTTAAAAGATGATCTAAATTGCACAACTAAACGTGTAGGTAAAACAAAACTATCTGTATTTGTTGTAGCTAGATTCGATAAAAAAACAGAAACATACAAACCAAAAACATTCAAAAGGGATAACTACTAATGATAAACGAACAATTAAATTTATTTAATGAAAAAGAAGACGTTGTTTTTGAACAAGATTTTGAACTTGGCGTAAAAGTGTGCACGCATTGTAAAAAAGAACTTCCTGTTAAAGCATTTCCACTTTGGTCTACAACTGCTTTTGGAGGCGAAATGAGAAGGTCTGCATGTAGAGAGTGTCAATCTAAACATGGAAAAATAATAGAAAAATTATATAGGACAGCGCCACCCAAACCAGAAAATTGTGAGTGCTGTGGAATAAAAGTAAAAGCAATTCCCAATAAGAAAAAATATAGTAATAGTGGGGTTTTACAATTAGACCATGAACATGAAAAAGAATTATTTAGAGGTTGGATTTGTTATGCGTGTAATCAAGGAATAGGTAAATTAGGGGATAATTTAGAAGGAGCTGTAAAAGCTGTTCTGTATTTATCAAAAAATAATTTAGATTTAATTTTAAAAACTATAAATAAGATAAAAAAATGAGAACAATAATATACGGACCACCAGGTACAGGTAAAACACATACATTACTAGGACACATAGAAAAGTTTTTAGCTAATACACCACCGGATAAGATCGGTTATTTTACATTTAGTAAGAATGCTGCACAAGAAGGTAAACAAAGAGCAGTAGATAAATTTAAATTATCTTATAATGACGTACCGTATTTTCAAACTCTACATTCATTTTGTTTTAATCAACTTGGTATAAACAAAAATCAGGTGATGCAACCAAAGCATTACAAAGAATTATCAGAGAAGATGCAAATAGAATTAGAGGGTGCAAGACAGGACGAAGACTACGAAGGTATATTTTATTCTCCAGATCCATATATACAATTAATAAATTTAGCAAGATCAAAAGAATTAGATCCAATAAAATTTTATCATTTGAATAACAATTATAAAATACAATTAAGTAAATTAGAAATTATAGTTGAAGAGTTGGAAAACTACAAAGAACAAAATGGTTTAATTGATTTTCCAGACATGTTAGAAAAATTTATAGCAAGTGGTGAAGCACCAAGTTTAAGAGTTGCATTTGTAGACGAAGCACAAGATTTAAGTTTGGTACAATGGAGATTAGTTAAAAAAATAGAGGAGAAGGCACAAGATTCATATATAGCAGGTGATGATGACCAAGCAATATACAGATGGAATGGTGCACATGTTAACACATTCATAAATTTGGAAGGTAAAAAAACTGTATTAGATAAATCACAAAGGGTGCCTCAAAAACCTTTTGCACTAGCAAACAAGATAATTAAAAAAGTAAAAAACAGAGTGGACAAAGAATGGTTACCAAAAGAACAAGAGGGATCTGTTAGGTACTGCAGTAATCTTCATGAAGTAGATTTCTCAACAGGTAGATGGTTGGTATTGGCACAAGCTAATTACATGTTAGCAGGTATTGGAAACATATTAGATGAAAAAGAACTATATTGGCAACGAAGACATGCAGTTCCAAGAGTAAAAAATATTTATGAGATTATACAAAAATGGAATGATTTAAAAAAAGGTGTACCTCTTCACTACAATGATATTAAAAAAATTGCTGCAAAGATGACTAAAGATAATTGGGATCCAAAATTATTCAAAACAATAATAAAAGATGGTTTTTATGACGTGGATACATTGAAAGAAAAATATGGTCTTAAAACAGAAACTGAATGGGATGAAGCTTTAGATGAAGTAGGTGATGAAGATATATATAAAATAAAAAAATTAATTAAATCAGGAGAAGATTTAAATAAGAATCCTAGAATTAGTATATCTACAATACATGGTGTTAAGGGTAATGAAAGAGAAAATGTAGTTGTAACAACAGACTTGGCTGGTGCAGCATTTATTGATTATGACAAAAATCCAGATGACACACATAGATTGTTTTATGTTGCCTGTACAAGAACAGAAAAGAACTTATATATAATCGAACCACAAACAAAGAAGGCTTATAATCTATGACAAATAAAAAAGATTGGGATGAAGCATTCCCACAAGACAAACAAGTTGGAGGATCTCACTATAAACAGTTCTCCATTCAACCATGGACGTTTATAAGAAAAAATGAACTCAATCCATTTCAGGCTAATGTAATTAAATATGTATGTAGATACTTAAACAAAAATGGTGTAGAAGATATACACAAGATCAAACACTATTGTGATTTAGAAATTGAACATATGAAAGATACTAAAAAATAATGGAAGAGTACATAGACGTAGGTCTTATAACTGTAATTGTAATAGCAACATGTCTAATAAATTTATAATATGAAATTAGTATTTAAACCACAAACAGAATGGCTACCACCAGAATCTTTTCCTGACTTATCGAAGTATGATGAGATTGCAATTGACTTAGAAACCAAGGACCCAGATTTAAAATCAACAGGTTCAGGTTCAGTTATTGGTAATGGTAAAGTTGTAGGTATAGCTGTAGCTGTAGAGGGTTGGTCCGGATATTATCCTATCGCACATGAAGGCGGTGGTAATATGGATAAGAATATGGTTATCAAGTGGTTTACAGATGTACTAAAAACACCTGCAATTAAGATATTTCACAATGCAATGTACGATGTATGTTGGATTAGGTCTATGGGCCTTAAAATAGAGGGTAAGATAGTAGATACCATGATTGCTGGCTCTCTCGTAGACGAGAATCGCTTTCGATACGATTTAGGTAGTTTGGGTCGTGATTACGTTGGAATAGGCAAGAATGAGGCTGTATTAAAGGAAACTGCAGCGCATTGGGGCATCGATGCTAAGTCAGAGATGTATAAACTACCTGCAATGTATGTTGGTGAGTATGCAGAGCAAGATGCTGTACTAACATTAAAATTATGGCAAGAGATGAAGAAACAAATTGAACATGAAGATGTACAATCTATCTTCGATCTCGAGACTCAACTTTTTCCCTGCCTTGTTGATATGCGATTTTTAGGTGTCCGTGTAGACGTCCAACAAGCCAACCAATTGAAGAAACAATTAGTTGCAGAAGAAGAATTAGCATTACTAAAAGTAAAAAAGGAAACAGGAATAGACATTCAAATATGGGCTGCAAGATCGATTGCCAAAGTTTTTGAAAAATTAAATTTACCTTATGACGTAACTGCAAAAACACAAGCACCATCCTTTACTAAAAATTTTTTACAGAACCATCCAAATCCGGTGGTTCAACAAATTGCACGTGCCAGAGAAATAAATAAATCTCACACAACTTTTATTGATACCATATTAAAGCATTCACACAAAGGACGTATTCATGCAGAGATCAATCAGATAAGATCTGATCAAGGTGGTACAGTAACCGGTAGGTTTTCATACAACAATCCAAACTTACAGCAGATACCTGCACGGAACAAGGAACTTGGACCAATGATTAGAAGTTTATTTATTCCTGAAGAAGGACACACTTGGGGTTGTTTTGACTATTCACAACAAGAACCAAGATTGGTTACACATTATGCATCACTTGATGGACTCTATCGTGTAGATGAAGTTCTTGATGCATATAATGATGAACCAGACACAGACTTTCATAAGATCGTAGCAGACATGGCAAACATTCCAAGATCACAAGCTAAGACAATTAACCTTGGTTTGTTTTATGGTATGGGTAAAAATAAATTACAAGCAGAGCTAGGTGTATCTAAAGAAAACGCTGATGATTTGTTTAGAACGTATCATGACAAAGTACCATTTGTTAAGATGTTAATGGAAAGTGTAATGCGTAGAGCCCAAGACAGGGGTCGAGTTAGAACTTTATTAGGACGTAGATGTAGATTTAATTTATGGGAGCCCAACCAGTTCGGGATACATAAAGCATTGCCTCACGAAGAAGCGCTCACGGAACACGGACCAGGGATCAAGCGTGCTTATACTTACAAGGCATTAAATAAATTGATACAGGGATCAGCAGCTGATATGACTAAAAAAGCTATGGTTGATCTATACAAAGAAGGTATCGTACCGCATATACAAGTACATGATGAACTTGATATATCGGTTGATGGTAATGCAGATAAGATAAAAGAGATTATGGAGTCTGCAGTAGAACTAGAAGTACCTAACAAAGTGGACTATGAATCTGGACCAAACTGGGGTACAATAAAATGAGGATAAATTATGGCTTACTTAAATGCAAACATACCAGCAACCTATGCACAAATAAGAAGAGAGTATTTATATGACCTTAAAAAACATCATGGAGAAGTTGAAGACTGCATTATCTTTGGTCTTAGCGCTCTTACAGGAAGGGCTATACTATTTCATGCTATTATGGAAAACGGTGCAGTATTTTATCGCTTACCAATTAGCGCGTTTATTCAAAAGGGATTTGACCCACGTGGAGTGCCCGGAAAAAGACTTGATGAATTACAGCTCTGGAATTGTTTTTCTTATTATCCTTCTGTCCATCGTTGGGATATTTTAGACGGACAAGCCGGTAAGTATATAGGAAAAGATAAAAAATGGCATCCG